TTCTTTTCTTCTTGCTCTCTCTTTTTTTCTATTTTTTATAAATCAATTAATACTACTATGATTGATATTACACCAATCATATATACAATAATTTCTGGGATGTAAAAATTCATTTGACTTCTTTAATTTCTTGAACAACACATTTTGGTATGATTGTAGAATTACCACAGTCATCAATGCTGCCATCTTCTTTAAAATTAAAATCTGAAACGATTCTAACAATATCATCATCATCTTCACTAACTAAAAAACCTGTACTTAAACATCTAGGTAATTTACTATCTTTTACATCTTCTATACTTTGCCATGATGAATCTGATGTGATATCAATCCAATATACATGAACAAATTTGTAGGGTATCTTTTTGATTGCTCTACTCATAATACATAACCTCTGGTGTTCATACCGACCCTATGATGAGGTCGAGAGAGAGTGGGTCGATATGAACGGGAACTATTTTGTAACCTCATTTTTACTAGCCATTATAACAGACTAAACAAGACTTGTCAAGTACTTTATACTCCTGATGCACTACCTGGTGCTTGTGGGTATTTTGGTGCTTCTTCTTGCATGAAATTTTCATCCCATTTAAAAGCCTCTCTTACTACATCTTTCGATAAACCTTTATATACTTGATGTAGTCTTTTATCTTTTGCTGCAATTAATAATTCTGCTTCAGATTCATGTAAACCCTCACACATTTGAATAAACATGTTTTCTTTTTGATGTTGGGTTGTATCATTGTCTGCACCTTTAATAAAGTGCCATAACTTTCTTGCTTCACTTTGAAGAACAGTATGTTCTGTTCCCATAGGTGCATCATTTTTTTTGTATGGTACTTCACCTGTTGGTATCACCCATTCTTTAGTAGGGTCAAAAGATGCTTTCAATAACATTCTTAATGAACTTGAATCGTTCACTATGAGTATTGCTACCTTCTCTGATTTTGTTTTCGCCTTATGTACTTTATCAAGTACCTCTGAAAACAATGGTGTAAAATTGCCTTGTCTTGCCATTTTAAAATTCTCCAATTTGTTCAGTTAGACTTTTCAGTCTTTTATCTATAAAATAATTTAATAGTTTACTTCTGTCACCACAAGTAGCACTCTTAAAATCATCTAAGATATCGCCTTCTAATTCCTCTGGTATATTATCCAAATTAATTAGTTTGTCATTCCTTTGATAATTTCTTTTCACTTCATCATTTAAATCATCAATGTCTTGAGCCAATATACTCTGCATCTTTTTAGATGTCAAGGGTCTTTGCCTTAAATCATCTGTAAAAGTATGGTCGGGTGATAGTACATTTGGTATACCATCTGACTTGTCACCTTTTAGTATATGTTCTTTTATATAGACAACCGCGTCAACACCATTTACATGTTTTTTCGTAATTGGACTGTATTGTCTTACATTCTCATACTTTTGTAATTGTATAAAGTCTTTATCACCTGATACAATCATGATTTTTTCACTTTGATAATGTTTACATAATATTGCAATTACATCATCTGCTTCTGCCCCATGAGTTTCTACAACTTTGTAGGGTAGAAATTCTTTTATCTCATCTTTAATCTGATTCAGAACTCCAAATATTGAATCCCAATCTTTACTATCTGCTTCTCTACTTTTTCTACGACTATGTTTATATTGTGGAAATATTTCTCTACGCCAATATGCTCTTGAATCGTAAGTAAGAACTATTTCACCATAGTCTTCATTAAACATTGTTCTATACATTCGTACAGAATTTAATATCATATGTCTGACCATTTCATCATCTAACTCACCTTTATTCATGTGCAAATGCATCATTAAAGATGCTAAAGAGATTTGATTCATGTCAACTAATATCATATTAAATTCCTGTTTAGAAAGGGTGACCCGAAAGTCACCCCACTAATTCTAAAATAATTAAGAAGCGTATCCTACGCCGTTACCATAAAGTGCTTTGATTCCAGCAGCCACGATAGTTTTATCTGCTCTGCCGTTCATCAATACTGCACCTACACCAGCATTAATAATTGCTTGTGTTGGTTCACCCATACGATATGATGTACCATCAGCAGTTTTGTTGATGTATATCATGTGACCTTGACTTCTTAATTTATCCACCATTGCTTGTGGTGAAGTTAGGTCAAATGTGTTTCTTAATTGTGTCCATGTAATTACATCCCCTCTTTCGAACGCATTAATTACTCTTTGTGTTTTTGATAGTTTCTTTCTACCCATGTTATAATCTCCTATGATTATTATTGTTTATAACTAATTTTATGCCTCGTATAGTCATATCGGCAACTACATTATTGTAATTCGTTTTAATATCCCCACCTTCTTTTTCTTCTACTTGAAATTTGTTCTCTTAACTTTCTATACATTTCATAGTAGTCTTCTTGCCATTGAAACCTTTCAATTTCTTCTGGTGTCATTGGGTCTGAATATGGTTCTCTTTCACTCATCATCTTTTTCCTCATCATCTTTATTATCATGAATTTTTTTATTTCTTAATTCGTGTAAAGAACCTTTATTCTTATCATCTTTCCATTCTGATATTTTATCTGGGTCTGTTTCTAATTCTAAATCTGATTCAAATGATATCTCTGTTTGATTATCATCTTTAATATCTTCTGCTATTCCAACTAATTCTGATAGTAATGGTGCATCAAATTTTGAGTAATATACATCCGTGTTATCTTCTGATTCAGTAGGTGATGGTGCCATTATATTATCAAGTAATCCTTGTATGATATGTGGTAATTTTTCTTGTCTTGATATAATACCTTTAACTGTTTCAGATAAAAATCCAATGTCTAAACTAAATCTTTCATCTGTAATATCATAACCATATTCACTAATCGTATGAATTAATTGTACCATAATTTTTTCAGTTATAATTTCTACTCTATCAAGTTTTTCTTGATATTTTTTGTGAGTATTATTTTTATCTAAAGCTTTATCCAACTTTTTCTTTGCCCACTCACCATTATTTTCTATTGGTTTGTCACCCCAAGGGCCGACTACTACATTTGTTTTATCATCTTTTTTATCTGTCATGATATAATCTTTTTCTCGACTGGTACTATTGCACCTATATAATTTAAATAGTTATCTCTAATATCTGGTTTAGGTTCATTTACTGTTATTATATTTTCTTCTTTAATATCAAATTCTTCATTCTCAGCAAATGGTATGAAAGGTGAAAAGTATAATTTACTCTCTTGACCTGAACTCTGATTTTGTTGCATCGGTATAAGTACAAAAGGTTTTTTTATTGTAGTGACTGTTTTATCATTATCTGAATATTGTTGATTAGTCACTTCTGCTACAATGTCCTCGCCTGTAGTAAGGCGTAATAATTTTACATCTGTCATTTTATCTTCCTGTTTTTTTTCTATAGTTTCTTTTATAATTGTGTGGCCCTGGTGTTTCTCTAAGTTTCCTTAACCATCTTTGTCTACCTGCAGACTTAGCCAATCTATTCTTTTCACTTTTCTTAGTGTAAAATTGTCTTTCGTTTGCCTCGTTAAGAACTCCAGCTTTAAGAATTTTCTTTTTGAATATTCGTAATGCTTTACTTATATCATCACCATGAACTCTTACACCTAACCCAGATACTTTTTCCTCTGGTTGTTTTTTCTTAAAGTTTCTTTTCTGTTCGTAATTATGAACTGAAAATCTTTGTCTAGGTTTACTTGAACTACCTTTCATTAATACCTCTCTTTATAAATTTGGTCAGTCATTTGATAAACAACTGCCAGGGCATCATATTTGTTATCAAATCCTAATATACCTAATGTTTCTAAATTGTTATCTAAAATTTCTAGTGCATCATCTTCTGAAATGTCACCACCAATTAATTTATCAGCAGTCACATTTAGAATATTTTCAGCATCATCCATTATCATTCCTTTTACAGCACCCATGATTAAGCAACCTCCAACATTGACATTGGTACAGAATATCTACGACCTTGTATATCAACTGTACATCTTTTTTGTTTAATTTTGATAAGTGTACCCAACTCTCTTTTAGTCTTTTGAACTACATACACTTGTTGACCTTCTTGTAATGATGACTTTGCATTCATCACTTGTACATCACGAATAAAATCTATCAGACTATTCAACTCTGATAAATCCATACTCATTATCTCTTTTCTCATACTCTCTTTCATAATTTACCTCTTTTTATTAATTTACATGACCATCTTAACATATCCAAACAAGGAATGTCAAGGGTTATTTTAATACTTTGAATTTGACTTATGTCCTTGTTGGTCTAGGGGTTTTTCCCAATATTCTTTATCAAATAAAGGGTGATTCCAATACTTTCTTATATGAGAATAATTCTCATCTATACATCCAAATAGATATATCATATTAATCCATACATTAGGGAATTGTCCTCTCTCATCCATATTTTGTATATGATAATCAATCTCATCAAAAGTTTGTTCTAATTTAAATTTTCTATCTTCACTCATATTTTCCTCTCTCTTTCTATGATTATGTAGCTATTATGACAGGTGGAACAACTATTGTCAAGGCCTAATTTGGTCTTATTTTAGGGGGGTTAAATGAGAATGATTCCTATTTGAGAATGATTATCATTTAGGTTTGTAGATAGTAATTAATTCTTCTTTTCCTTTAACTTTGATTTTATCAACTTCTACTGATTTGATGGTTTTGAGTTTTTCCATAGTATAGGAAGAATAGAGGGTAGATACGATACCACCATTTTTCTCTTTGTAATTTCTTGTTGCTGCCTCTAATCTTGCAGCCAGGTTTACCGCATCTCCAATAACTGAATAATCGAATCTAGTATCACTACCCATATTACCAACTATACATGTTCCTGTATTGACACCAGAACCTATATTGATATCTGGTAGTCCTCTTTCTTTAAAGTCTTGTTTTAGTCTTTCTGTTTCTTCTGCACATTCAATAGCAGTCTTGACCGCCATCTCTGCATGGTCTTCACAATCTAATGGTGCATTCCAAAATGCCATAATACAATCACCCATATACTTATCAACTGTTCCACCATTCTCTAGAACAATCTTAGTCATACGATTTAGATAGTCATTGATAACTTCAACTAATCCCTCTGGGTCATCTTTGTTTTTATAGTATTCTGATATTGGTGTAAATCCTACAATGTCCATAAACAGAAAACTCATCTCTTTTCTATCACCACCTAGTTTTAATTTACTTGGGTCTTTCTGTAACTCTGCAACTTGTCTTGGGTCTAGATAAGTTTCAAATTGTTTTCTTATTTGTTGTTTTAATCTAAACTCTAAAATGAATCTGTTAAAGATACTATGCATACCAACTATAGTGATAACAATAATTATCCAACTTACATCTGATAATATTAAATGTTGATTAAACAGATAGTAAGAACCATAAACACTTATACCGTAGAGTGATAGTAAACTTAAACCAACAAACCAATAAGGTGTGAATCTTGCAATTAGTATAACTACAATACCTAATACAAAAGATAAAACTAATTCTAAAAATGAACTTACATCATAACGATTAATTTGTTTGCCATCTATCATAGTTTGTAATGTAGATGCCGATAACATATAATCATATTGTTCACCGACTGGTGTTGCAATAATTCCACCTAGACCTTCAGCAGTCATTCCTATAATTACAGTACGAGTATTAAATTTTGAAAAGTCATTTTCTGAAGCTGATATAGTTTCAAACTCTTTGTTCCAATGTAACCAGATTCTAGCATTTGGGTCTGTATTGATAATAGGAAACCCTGGTACTCTTATTGCTTGAACTCCGCCATCACCTGCCTTGACTTGATAACTTGGATTACCTGTTGCAACTCTAATGACTTCTACTGCCATGGTAGGATAAGTATCTTGTCCTATTCTCATTATCAATGGTATTCTTCTTACAACACCATCTATTTCTGGTGCAGTATTAATTACACCAACTCCATTTGCATTTTTACCTAGCATCGGGATTGGGCCTAACATACCATCCCACTCAAAAAGATATGGTAATGGATTTCCTATTTTTGCAACTCCTCTTGGAACAGAGTTTTTATTGATTTGAGATGTACCAACTTGTGCAATTACAACTCCATTATCTATTAATGTTTGTGATAGTATATCATCACCACCTAGTCTATCTTCTTCTGAAAATAGTATAGGTATCATAATAACACCAGCACCTGCTCTTCTTAAATCAGTTATGACTTCTGAAATTACATTTCTTGACCACGGCCATTGTCCATACTTCTCAATAGACTTTTCATCTATTGTAACTATACCAATGTCTGGTGATAAACTTTGTTCTTCTTGTTGTATTAACATATCAAAAGATTTTAACTTTAATATTTCTTTGACATAAGGTTCTTGTAAACCATAGAATGTTAGTGCAACTAAAGTTACAAATGCGAATGTCCAATGTGTTATAAATTTCTTCATTAG